TGATCGCCATGTCGTGGACGACCGAGTGGACCCGGGTCTCCTGGATGTCGCGCTCGTTCTGCGGGACGTACTGACGATGCGTGCCCGTGACCGGGTTCAGCGCCATCATGTCCATCTGCATTTCGAGTTTGTCGAGATCCTTGGCGCCGGACTCGATCGCCGTGCCGCGGGGCTCGACGTAGTACCAGCGGCCATTGGCCTCCGGCGCGTAGAGCACCTTGTACGGGCCGATCGCGAACTGCTTCTCGTCTTCCGGGTCAATCTGGACGCCGGAGCACGCCAGCATCGGGAATCGGGCAGCCGACAGGATCGACCGCTGGTCCGAGCTGGAGATCCAGTGCTCGATCTGCTTGTAGGCGAGATCGATGAAGATCGGCCGGGCGAGATAGTCGGATTCCTTTTCGCCGGCATACATGGTCACGAAGGGGACCTCGGCCATGTTCTGGATCGGGGTCTCTTCGATGAAGTCCCAGTTCGAGCCGCCGGACGTCGCCTTCTGCTCCCAGAGCTGGACGATGCCGGAGGTCTTGCCGGGGTCGATCTCGATGACCCGCATTTGATTGTAGAGCACCTCCTTGAAGCCGTCGCGCTCAGCGCGCTGGCCACGGATGCGGACGTGGACGGTCTTGGTGTCGCCGCCGACGTACATGTCGTAGGCGGCGGCCACGTCGTCGACCTTGTACATCTTCATGAAGGGGCGAGCGCCCGAGGCCTTCTGATCGGCCAGGCTCTTCATGTTGTAGGTGTCGGGGTGGTCCACCAGCAGGTGGCACATGCCGTCGAGCATCGAGTTGTTGAAGTATTGGTGCGCGAAGATGTGCAGGTGGTTGCCCTGCAAATCGATGTCCTGGGTCCACAGATCGAGGTCAGGATCGCCGTTCTGGACCTTGAGCAGTGTCCGGAAGGGTTTGGCGGAAGCCGCATCCACGGCCTCCCTGAGCTTGTTGAGAGCGAACGTGGAAGCGAGGCGCGCGGCGTACCGGGTGTCCGACTCCTTCTCGTACTGAGGAAGGAACTCGGCGCCCTTGGTGCGCATGGTTTCCGTGCCGCCGTAGACGGCGCGGAGCATGGCGGTGCGAGCCTGCATGGTCGTGGCTGCCGAAGACAGCAGACCGGGATTACCCGTCTTGGGGGACGGGGTGTATTTAACTTGAGTGTCGGCCATTGTTGGGGGACGTCCTGACTTTACCAGTCAAGGATCGCGGCCTTGCGGGGTCCGAGGAGTTCGTTGAAGGCATCGGACGCTGCGTCCACCTGGTCATCATGGGTGCCAAGCGGGAACATTTCCAACTCATCGGTGAAGCACTCATTCCAGTGAGCCTTCACCATCTTCACGTTGCGACCTTCGCACTGCGCAGCGAACGCTGCGGCGCGGGTCTCCTTGGAGCCTGTGGGGCGGATTGCCTTGATGCGATAGCCGGCGAGCCGGCGGATGAAGTTTGAGGCCTGGCTCTTGCCGGCCTGGCCCGGGTCTTGCGGGATGACGATCTGGACCGAGTGTCCGTCGCTGCGCGCGGTGTCGAAGATCTTCTTCTCGACTTCGAGCGCGGAGCCGCGGAAGCGGATGACGTTCTCGATGTAGAAGACGCCGTTCATGTCCTTGGACATCAGGACGCCGACCGTGTAGTCGCCATCGGCTGATGCAGCCAAATCCCATGCGCGCACGCGAACGCGGCGGGCCGGCATCTCGCCGGGAGCCTCGAACCATGCAGCGCTGAACATTCCGCCGTCGTCGGCCATCGGCTGCTGCTGGTAGAGCGCAGCGAAGGACCGTTCGCCGAGAACGTCCATGCGGTCGGTGAGAGCCGCATAGGAGAACCGGTTAGGCGCCAGTGGCTCGTTGGGCTTGCGCCCGAGAGCATCACCAGGGACGGTGCCGTCGTCGTTGAGGATCAGCTCTTCGGTGCCGTCCTCGTGCTTGATCTTCTTGGTGTAGGGCAGCGCCGGCAGGTACAGAATGTCCCACGGCAAACCCTTGCCTGATTTCGCCAGGTCGACGAGGCGGCCGGCGATGTCGTCGTAGTGCCACCGCGTCAGCGTGAGGACGATTGCAGCGTCCTCTTCGAGACGGGTGTAGACGACGTCGCGGTACCAATCCCACTGGTCCTGACGGAACGAGGCAGAGTTGGCGTCCTTGCGATCCTTGATCGGATCGTCGATCAGGAAAAGGTTGGCGCCCTTACCGGTGGTGCCGGTGCCGACGCCGACCGCGAAGTACTTGCCGCCCTTCTCCAGCTCCCACTCATCGGCAGCGCGGTTGTCGGTGCGGATCTTGGCGTCCGGGAAAAGGGTCTTGAACTCCTTGCCCTGGACGATGTTGCGGACGTCGCGACCGAAGGTCGTTGCGAAGTCGCCGTTGTAGGATGCCGAGATGACGTTTTTCTCGGGATTGCGCGCCATGTACCAGGCGGGAAAGCGTCGAGTGGACAGCTCCGACTTGCCGTGTCGCGGCGGAGCGAACAGCATCAGTCGCTTGATCTCGCCGCGCTCGACCGCTTCCAGCTTCTGGGCAACCAGGTGGTGGAACGGATCGGCGTAGTATTTGTGGAGCGTGTACTCGGTGAAGTCGATGAGGTGCTCGCGGCCCCTCTTGCGACGCAGGAGTTCGGCCGCCGCCTCCTCGGGGGAGACGTCGATCAGATTTTGCATGTTCTCTTGAAGGTTGGAGACGCGGGCTGGAGTCGAACCAGCCTCCGCGGAGTTGCAGTCCGCTGCCTGGCCGCTCGGCCACCGCGTCAGAAGAAGATGACCCCACGCCCTCTGGCCAAGAGGATCGTCCTGTTAATTCAGGACTTAGTATTGCGGTCGACCGCCACCGGGTAACTTGCGCTTCCGGCTGCCGCGGTCGATCCCGTCAGGGGGCTTGTTCTCTTCGATTACTTGATGTTGAGCTTGGCCGCGTCGTACTGCGCGAACACGCCCTTCAGCCAGTGGCCGACCTTGCCCTTCATCGTGAAGGAGTCGCCGGTCTTGGCGTAGTTGGCGAACGACGTGGCCGCAGCCTCGACGTACTCGGTGGCGCGCTCGTCGAGCTTGGCGATGTCGATCAACGCGGTGCCGGTCTTCAGGGCTTCAGTCGACACGTTGAGGCCGGCGAAGAATGCGGCGTCGTTCGTGTGGTTCTTGACGATGAAGTGGCGCGAGCCGGTCAGGATCTTGGAGGCACCCTCGATCTCGCTCAGCGATTGGACCGTGCTGCCGATGACATGCATCACAGTCACGTTCATCTTGCCGTCCTCGACCATGGAGAGCAGGCCGATCTCGCTGAGCAGGGTCAGCGTGGGCGTCAGCAGGCCGGCTTGGATGTCGATCACGGTGACGGGGCTGGTGGGCAGCGAGTCGAACACCTTGATCTGGCCGTCCGAGCTGGAGAGGTCGATGACCTCGGTCACGTCCGGGTGGAAGCGCTTGAGGTTGCCCTCGGGCATTTGCGTGTCGATCGCTCGGGCATCGACGCCCTGAGCCTTGAAGTAGTCGAGCACGGTGCGTGCAACGACAGTCTTGCCAACGCCGCCCTTGTCGGCGCCGACGATAACCAGGTGGGGGAGACCCATTTTCATTTCCTCTTTGATGGTGATGGTTGGGACCGGAACGATCGGCGGAGGCTCGGGCTGGATCTCTCGCTTCGTCTCGGAAAAATTTCGCGCCTGCTGGAGGCTGACCTCCAGCTGCTCACGCCTCTGCTGGCGGATGCTTTCGGTGACGCCTTGGGCGCGGCGTCGATCGAAAGTCATCTGGCGCTGCCTCAGTGGACTGTGCTGTCGGTCTTCTTCGCCGGGGGCTGCCGCGGTGCTGCGGCCTGGCCCGCGATCTCGAGGAGTTGCTCCTCGGTCATCTCGTTGGCCGGCTTGGTGACGTTCAGGTTTGTGGTGTTCTCGTCCTTCTGGGCGAGGTAGTTCTTTCCGAGGAAGATGGCGGCGGGCGCGTTCTTGTCGGCGAGTGCGAGCTGCTTGCGGCGCAGGGAGACCTTCGCGTGCATCAGTCCGTCGTCCCAGGACTCGCGCGCCTCGGGATACTCACCGAGGAAGGTCGAGAAGGTCTTCTTGCAGACGCCGAGCACGGCGGCGGCTTCGTCCTGGGTGCAGAACAGCTTGCCCAGTTCGCCGAGCGTACGGAGCGTATCCTCGTCCGGCTGGAGCTTGGTGTTGCGGCGCTTGATCGGCCGCGAAAGGACTTCGTCGAGGAAGGCGGTCTCTTTGCCCTCCTTCTCGGCGGCGGCATCGGCGGCAGCCTTACGGGCAGCAGCCTCCTCCTTCGTCGGGCGACCCCGACGACGTTTTTCTTCAGCCATGTTCTTGTTCTTCTTCTTGGCTAGTGCAGGACGGTGACGATCTCGTCGTCAGCGAGGTTCCGCATGTCGATGGTGACGTAGATGCCGTCAGGCGGCATCACGAAACCGATCGAGACGGCTTCCTTCGGCTCCTCGGTGTAATCGCCATCATTGTCGTAGAGGTCGATCGGGAGCGTGAAGCCATTCTCGTGAACCGCAGTGCGGTTTCGTAGATCGAAGGTGAAGGCCATCAGTCACTCAGGCCGGCGAAGGCCTGGTCGACCCACTTGCGGATCTCCTGACGCGGCGCTGCTCCCGTCTTCATGGAAGTGACGATGCCGTCCTTGACGGCGACGAGCGCCGGCACCTGGCCGACCTTGAAGCGCTGGGTGACTGACACGCAGTGCTCGACGTCAGCTTTCAGGAAGGTGACCTTGCCGGCCATCTCCTTCTCGACGGCTTCGAGCATCGGCGTCATCGCCTTGCACGGCTGGCACCAGCGTGCCTCGAACTTGATGACCACTGGCCCCTTGGCTTCGAGGACGTCGGCGGAGAAGGAGCTGTCGGTTACGGATTTCATCGTGAGAAGATTTTCTTGAGTGAGGAGATGCCCGCGACACCGCAGATCGTCAGGACGATTTGAACCTGCATGGTGTCGTAGGGCGCGGGGAGCGCGGCTATCTTCCAGCTGCCTACCTGATGGCCAAGCAGCGGGATGGAGTCGAAAACGACTGCCGCGACGTGGAAGAAGAGAACTGCGAAGGCGACGGGGACCATCCAGGCCGTGAACCAGTGCTCACGGTCATCCTTGCGCATGTCAGCTGCCATGCGGGCGACCTCGACCTTGTACCGCAGCTCCGCCACGTTGAGCGTGACGTCGCCACCGACTGCGGTCTTGAACTTCTCCAGGTCAGCGTCAGTCTTCTTGCCGAGCCAGTCGAGGAATGAGGTCCCGAGCTTCGGGATCAACCCCATGAGGATCGAGAACAACATTGGTGTGCTTTCAGAGTGACGCGGCCAGGATGAACAGCTCGTCGAGATCCTCTTCGGTCTTTTCGAGGAAGTCCTTGCAGGCGATCATGAGCGGGTTGTTGCGCTCGAACATCGTCGAGTAGTGCCAGCTGTCCTGGACGGTGATGTCCTGGGCATTGACATAGTCCTCGACTTGCTGGCGGAGTCCGATCATTGACAGGGCCAGCCGGATCTGCCGCGGCGTCACAGCAGCGATCGGCTTTGGCCTGAAGGTGTAGACCTGCTCGACAACACCTTGCGCGTTGCGGGCGAACGTCATGCTGACCGTGATCTTGTCGCCCGGGATTACCGCTGGCGTGACCTTGTAGATATTTTCTGCCGCGAGTTGCGCGTCCGACCAAAGCTCGACGATCTGCCAGGGGTGCAGAATTTTGCCATTGGCAATGCTCTGCCCCCACTCCAGCTTTTCGAACACGTTCGGAGACGTCTCGCGGACAACGATCTTGTCCACGTTTAACTCCATTGAAGATTGAAGGATGCGTTGGCGCCTGGATTGCCGTACTGAGCGACAGTTCCAAAGCCACCAAGCGTGCTGTAGCCGCCAGCGCCACCAGATCCGCAGACCAGCGTGTAGACATCGCCAGGCTTGGGAGCGCCGGGAGAACCGTAGGTCCACCTCGACTGCACCAATCCGCCGTTGCCGCCACTTGGCGCCTGAGCGCGCTGGCCGGCGAAGTCCATATAGGCGCCTGTGCCGCCTGCGTTGCCGCCTCCAGTGGTGTTCTGCAGGTTGCCGTTTGATGCACCGCCTGGATTGCCAGGCGATCCGCCACCCGCATTACTGTCGGAGTTGCCCGCGCCTGTGCCGCCGAAGGCGTAGATCGTGGCCGCTGCCCCGGAGAAGTAGGATGTCTCGCCGGTACCGCCCCAGTATTGGTTGACACCATACTGATGCTGACCGACGCCACCGCCGCCACCGCCGGCTCCCCAGAGGGTCGCAGTGAGCACGTTGTACTCGGGGATGACGATGCTTTGGGTGCCGTAACCGTAGCTGTTCGAGCCAGGAACGACGGGCAGGCGCGTGACCGGGATGATCCGCCTGAAGGGAAGGATGAGCGACATTAGCCGAACTTCCAAGCTGCCGCCGAGACGGTGGCGTTATCCCAGAGGCCGATGCCACTGAAGAACAGCGCATGCTGACCGCCAGTCGTGGTCACCGATGGCGCAGTGTTGTTCGCCCAGATGACTCCTCCGGACCAGCTGACGGTTCGGCCGCCGGTCACGTCCTGGATCAGATCGAGCTCGATGGGCTTGCCGTCCTTGACGTTGGAGAAGCTGATGGCGACGTTGCCCACCAGCACGCCCTTGAAGCGGAAGCCGTTGTTGCAGTTGATCGTCACCGCGCCGGATATGTTGCCGAGGTCCACCCACTGCGCAGCTGCGTATGCAGCGTCGACCTGAACGAGGCCCGCGTTGGTGTTGTTGCGGACTTCCGACGTGGTGGCGATGTTCTTCGCCGCGGCGCCGCCAAGCGCGTTGCGCGCCGCTGCAGCGTCCGTCGACTTCAGAAGCGTCTTGCCGATGTCCGTGGCGTCACTGATCTGCGCCGCGGCGTGCGTGTGGTTGACCGGCGCCTTTTCAGCATCCAGCTCGGCGATGGCATCCTGAACGTTCGACGCAGCGACGTTTGTGGTCGCAACGAACGTGACGCCGGAAGCCGGCGGCGTTCCGATGGGGCCAGCCGGTCCCTGAATGCCCTGGTCACCCTTCGGGCCGATCGGGCCCTGGATGCCCTGATCACCTCTCGGGCCCTGAATGCCTTGGATGCCCTGAGGGCCGGGATCTCCCTTGTCGCCCTTCGGACCAACGGGACCTTGGATACCTTGCGGACCCTGGAATCCCTGAATGCCAGGCAAGCCCACTGGACCCGCCGGACCTCGATCTCCCGGAGGGCCTCGGAAGGGTCCGATGTCGACCCACTGACCGCCCGACCAGGCCCAGCCATGGCCGTTGTCTCGGCTGAGCCAGGTGTCGCCGTCGCTGGCGCCTTCCGGCAGATAGAGCGTGCTATCGACGGCGCCCTTCAGCGTGATGCCCTGCCCGATGTCGCCCTTGTCGCCCTTGTCGCCCTTCGATCCGTTGAAGCCTCTCGGCCCAACGTCGCCCTGCGGCCCCTCAAGGTCGGGGAACATTTCGATGAACTTCGCGAGCGAGACCGTCTTGCCGAAGTTGTTGATCTTGACGTCGATGGTGACGTCGTCCTCGCTCGGACCACCGGGAGTGCCGACAGGCGCCTGCTCATCGGCGAGAGCGATCTGTTTGTTGAGCAGGAAGTACTTCGCTCCGAGATCAGTGAGCGGGACGATGGAGTCCTTGGCATAGGTGGCATCACCGATCGTGATGCCGTTCAAGGCGATGACCTTGTAACGTTTGGTGCT